AACCATAAAAACAACAACAGGAGACACAGTTCATCTGGCTGAAATTCCCGGAAGAAATCCTGTTCCCCACTCAATAAACGAGGCTGCTTGGGTTCACTCAGACGGAAAAAAAGAGTACTACATCTACGGCCTGAGGCACACAAAGGCCTCCTGGGATTCTGCAATCACCCACTACAAGAGGGCCAAAAAATCCCCCAAAAAAGATTTTGAATAGTTGCATATTTATAATAAAGAATTTTTATGAAGAATATTGCAATTGTTGCGCTGTTGGCTGCAGTCATAGTTCTGCTNTTTCGCTACACATTTTCCCATCAAAGTAGCTTCGACACAAGGCCGTACAAAAAGGCCATAGACTCNCTGCAGGTGAAAATAGACTCTGTGAGCAGAGAAAACAAAGCCCTAACCGCAAAAGGATTCCAGCTNGANGCAGGAAACTCCCAGCTTGAGTTCAAAATACAGGGCCTCAAGGGAACCATAAAGTCTCTAAAAAGCGACAGCTCAAAAATAAAAGTGGTGTACGCGTACAGCCCAAACCAGCTGGACAGCTTCTTTTTATCTAAGTACAAAAAATTTTACAGCGAGCCCACAAAGGACACAACCAGGCTCCCCATTCCAGTATCAAAGGCGGTGGTGGTCGACCTTGAAAACTTTGACAGAGCAACTTCAGCCCTTGCAAAGACGGACAGCCTAGTGCAGCTTCAGTCCACTCTGATACAGGGAAAGGACAGCGTCATAATCAACCTGAAAGCAGAGCAGGACAACTGCAATTTCATAGTTGCCTCTCAATCAAAGCAGCAGCAGGACTACAAAGTTCAAATTGATGGGCTGAACAAGGACCTAAAAAAGTACAAGAGGTCAACAAGAATCCAAAGAATAAAAACAATCCTGCTGGGAGCAGCAGTAGCTGCCCTGCTGATTGCACACAAATAGCATGGCTGCAGAGGGAATAAACATACAAGAAAAGATAAAGGAGGAGTACATAAAGTGCGCCTCCGATCCAGTGTACTTCATGAAGAAGTACTACATGATCCAGCACCCGCAGAGGGGAAGACAGCTCTTTGACCTGTACCCGTTTCAAGAAAAAGTCCTGAGGCTGTTTCAAAAGTACCCCGACTCAATAATAAACAAGTCAAGGCAGCTGGGAATTTCCACCCTGGTTTCCGCATACTCCCTTTGGATGATGATGTTCCAAAAGGACAAGAACGTCCTGGTAATAGCCACAAAGCAGGACACGGCAAAGAACATGGTTACAAAGGTGAGGTTTGCCTACGACAATCTTCCGGACTGGATGAAGAAGATAGCAAAGTCCACCTCAAACAACCAACTGAGCCTCAGGCTGAGCAATGGATCCCAGATAAAGGCAGTTTCAGCGACTGGAGATGCGGGCCGCTCCGAGGCAGTTTCACTGCTCGTCATGGACGAATGTGTGGCTGGAGAAACTGAGGTGACAATTAAAAATAAAATCACCGGGCAGGTGGAAAATGTGACTATGAACGATTTGAAAAAGAGATTGGCAGGTGAAGCATAATAATTTATAATGTATGAATGAAAAATCTTTGATTGAGAATATAAAAGATAATTTATTTATTAACAATAAATTAAATAAGCATGCGTGCAAAGAGCTTTTTTATCATAAAAATGATCTTTTGTGGTTGCTAGATGATATAAAAAAGAATACACATTTTTTAGATCAGTACAATCCAATTTTAAGAGAGAGGATATACTACATACAATCTAACATAAACAACGTACAAAAATGCAAGTACTGTGGTGATAAAACAAAATACATAAAAACTGTAGTTAGACTATCTGCTACGTGTAATAAAAAGGACTGTTTGAAAAAACAAAAGTCTAAAAAAATGTATNAAATATGGAACAGGGAGGATCGATCACANAGAAAATCTAAAATTTACAATGGCGAGTGTTTGGGCTGCAAAAATAAATTTACAACCAAGGACAAAGACAAAAAATACTGTTCACAGTCATGTTTTACAAAACACAACAACAAAAAACAGTCAATAGAGACAATTTTAAAAAGAGTTGAATCAAATAAAAAAACAACAGGTACAGATGAGTACAAAATAAAAAGAAAAGAGAACAAAAAAATAATAGCAGCCAATAAAGTAATATCTGAAAAAATTAAAAAAAGGATACTGGATGGAGAATTTACACCATGTATAACAAATTCTTGGACAAAGTGGAAGTCTTTTGTTAACATAGATGACAAGGTAAAAAAATTCAGGAGCAATTGGGAAGCTGCATTTTGGTTATTAAACAACGATGTTTCTTACGAAACCGTTAGAATACCTTACACTATTGAGAATGAACATCATACTTATATAGTAGACTTTGAGGATAAAAAAAATAAAATAATTTATGAAATTAAACCGGCCGCATTAAAAAATAATCATATTAATGCTATAAAAATTGAAGCTGCAATTGATTGGTGCAATAAAACTGGATATAGATTAGTAGTCGTTGACGATGAGTNGTTTAGAGGCAACGTAAATAAAATAGACTATGAAAAACATCCGCAATTACATAGGAGTATGAAACAATTTTTATGCAAGTAAAAAACGACCTATATGAAATACTAACCCCAGATGGATTTAGTGATTTTGACGGGCTACTTATTAAAACTACAGACATAGTTTTTTGCCTGGAGCTGTCTAACAACAAAACGTTAAAGTGCACTGAAGACCACTTGTTAAAATTTCCAAATGGAGAGTTTTTAGAGGCATGCCTATTGAGAGTAGGAGATGTTCTTTTTGAAGGAGTAGAGGTTTTATCTATAAACGTAGTAGAAGAGACAGTTGAAGTTTTTGATGCAACGCACGTAAAAAACGACAGTGAGTACTACACAAACGGCATCGTCAGTCACAACTGCGCATTTATAGATAACATTGATACAATATANACTGCGGCAAAAATGACTTTGGCCACGGGTGGAGGGTGCATAGCNCTGTCTACNCCAAACGGAATAGGAAACTGGTTCCACGCAACCTATTCAAAGGCGCAAAAGCAGGAGAACAACTTTCTTCCAATATCCCTTCCATGGACAGTGCACCCGGAAAGGGACGCAGAGTGGAGGAAGCAGCAGGACGTGGACCTGGGAGTCAGAATGGCTGCCCAGGAGTGCGACTGCGACTTTGCAACGTCTGGAAACACAGTCATACAGCCGGAGGTTCTCACCTGGTACGAGGAGAACCACGTCAAAGAACCAATAAACAGAGAGGGGCTGGACAAGTCGCTTTGGGTGTGGGAGTATCCAAACCCCATGAGATACTACATGGTAGTGGCAGACGTTGCCAGAGGGGACGGAATGGACTACTCGGCCTACCATGTCATAGACGTGGACACCCTAACGCAGGTGGCAGAGTACAAATCTCAGATAGACACTAGGTACTTTGCCAATGAGCTGGTGGCCATAGCCACAAAGTACAACAGGGCACTGCTTGTAATAGAGAATGCAAACATAGGGTGGGACGTGATACAGTCAGTGCTAGAGAGCGGGTACAACAACCTGCACTACAGCCACAGGGCTGACAATAGCGCGGACTTTCAGACGTACCTGTCCGTGCACAACGGAAACAACCTGCTGGTACCGGGCTTCACAATGGCAACAAAAATAAGATTGAACGTAATAGAGAAGATGAGGGACTACGTGGAGAACAAGCATGTGGTGTTCAGGTCCATAAGGCTGCTCGACGAGCTCAAGGTGTTCATATGGAAGAACGGAAAGCAGCAGGCAATGCAGGGCTACAACGACGACCTTGTGATGTCGTTTGCAATTGGAATGTTCCTCAGGGAAACTTCCGTGAGGTACAAAAAGGCCGCAGACAGCCTGACAGTGTCGGTCATGAACAGCATAGGAAAGAGCCAGGCTGACATGGGATTCTACAATTCAAACAGCATGAACAAGGACAATCCTTGGAACATGAAGGTTTCTGCTCCTGGTGGAGACTACACTCAGGACCTCACCTGGTTGGTATCTTAGACTAAAAATTAACTATGGCAGACGCACAAGTAAGAAAAGACAACATCTTTGCCTCATTGAGGAGGCTGTTCTCGACCGATGTGATAATAAGAAACACGGGGTCCAAGGGGATGGGAGGGCTAGTTGTCATGGACCCAGACAACATACAAGCAAACGGAGTAATACAGACAAACTCTCTGATAGACAGGTTCCACAAGGTGTACACAACCTCAACGGCCTACGGAGTGAATCTGAACCTTGCACAGAACTACCAGTCTGCAAGGGTGCAGATCTATGCGGACTACGATGCAATGGACACGGACGCCATAATATCCTCCGCTTTGGACATAATAGCGGACGAATGCTTAGGCGGAGAAACTGTCATACCTCTGTTGGATGGAAGCAAAAAGACAATAAAATCCCTGTACGAGGAAGGGGCCACTGATTTTTGGTTGTATGGACTGGGCGAAAATCAATCGTTTGTTCCTGTAAAAGCGCAAAAAATAGCTTACAACGGAAAAAAGCTGGTCTACAAAATAACTCTCGACGACGGAACAGAAATAAAAGCCACAAGCAATCACGTGTGGATCGATCCATTTGGAAAGCAGGTTATCACCGAGCAGCTAAAAATTGGAAGCAGCATACTTGCTTTGCCTACTAAAGTATCTGATAGCAGTAAAATGTATGGATACGAAAAAATATGGAATGGCAAAACTTTTGAATATACACATCGTATAGTAGCAAATTACGATCCGCTATTAAAAGAACAAAAAAGATCTTTGAATGAAAATGAAACAAAGATAATTCACCACTCTTCTTTTAATAAAAGAAATAATAGTCCAGAGTATCTCCAGTGGGTAAATTGGACTGATCACAATAGAATACATGCCAAATACAATAAGCAGCTGTGGAATACCATAAATAAAAACAGTGAGTTAAAAGATTACTACTACAATAGACTGATAGAAGGGCAAAAGAAATTTTGGGAAAATGTAAATAGAGAAGAGTTAAGTGAAAAAAAATCTTTGGCTATTAAAAATTACTTAAACAGTATAACTTCCGAAAAAAGAAAAGAAGTGTACGGAAAAAGTGGGAATAAAAATGGAATGTATGGAAACGGTGAAAAGCTATTAAAAGAAAAAAATGGAAGATACTACAAAAATGCTGTGAGAAAAGAGGATGTATCTTTACAATACATAATAACAAAAATAAAAAATAATCCACATAAAAATATACTAAAAGAGATTCAAAATGAGCTAGGGATTATCAAATATGAGTGGAGAAAAATAATTAGAATTTTATTTAAGCAGTACAATTGCAATCATACAAAAGTACTAATAAATAAAATATTAATTGAGGATGCAGCTGATATAATAACATTGTTTAGACAATACTGCAATGACACTTATAAAGAAAATAAACGACTACTTGTAAAAGATTTTTGTGAAAAAAATAATGTGTCAGACGACATACTGAGAAGAATTGTATGTAATACTGGGTATTCTACTTTGACAGATTTTGCTAAATCAACTAACCACAAAGTAATAAGCATTGAAGAGTGTGGATACGAGGACGTGTACGACGTTGTCAATGCAGGAAACAATCACATATTTGCAATAGAAACAAAGGATGGATCAAAATTGTACACTCACAACTGCACTTTAAAAGATGAGTACGGCACTCTACTTCACATAACTTCAGCAGACGAAAACATACAAAACCTGCTTGAACAGCTGTTTTACTCCGTCCTTAACATAGAGTTCAATCTGTG